TGGAAAACGCATCGTAGTCAAACTTTATTCCAAGATTTTTCATAATTAGTGGCAGTTCCTCTTTGAAATCTTCCCATCGAACTATTACGCAGTTGACTGCTCTATTATATTTTGTTCGGTCTATTGGTAGTTCTTGTTTAGAAGTTTCCAAGTATTGTGAAAACGTCATTTCTTTAGGAATCGTGTTTGCCTTATCTTTGAGGAAAAAATACTGACTGACACATTTGTCCCATGGATTACGCTCAAATGTAAACACACGAAATGTTGATGCTTGTGGTTCATAGTTTTGTATTTCCTCCCACGACATAATCGATCCTATGCATTTATCTTTATCAACATCGAAATGATTATCAATGATATACTTCTCGAACGAAGTACCACCGACCTTCCTAGTCTTGATAAAAATAAAATTGTGGGTATATGATATAATCATTATATAATCCTATAATTCAATTCTGTAACATTCGTTCAGAACTCTTCCATCGATAATATGTTGGGGTTTGTGGTGCCACTTTCCATTGATATTTTCATTCAGAAACAAATCTGTCTCAAGTACGTTATGATGAAACTGCAATCTAACTTCTTCATAATTACAATCACCCTCAGTTATATGAAGGGACAAGATGACCCTACGGAAGTGTTGACCTCCGTAGTATTTGACCATCTCTTTTAGAATATCATTTGATCCATAATAACTCTTCCAATTTGATTCACTCTTTACACGACGAGATTTACCTTTAGTCTTTCTTCTACTGTAAAAGTATTTCCTTCCTATGTACTTCCGACCATCAATGGCACACTCAATAACGTAACAAAATCCAACGAACTTTTCTATCTGTTCTGTTGTAAATGGTTTGTCATTGAATGTCCACGGATTGTCATATTCATCACTTTGTTTCGTACTCGACTTTTGGGGCATATTCTTGTTGTTCTTCTCCATCATCAATATCACTCAAGTCAACATCCGTTCCACAGAACGGACAATATATCGGTTCTTCTACATAATCATTTATATTGTTGTCAACGTAGTTGATCTGATAATCAGCACCGCACCCATCACAAATGAGTTCGTATACGATTTCAGCCATTCTTTTGCTCTCCTCTTGTTACTTTGTTATGCATATGCTTCATCCCAACCACCTGTCAAACCTGCTACTTCATATTCAGTAACACGATTCTCAAAGAAGTTAGTGTGATCAGCACCATTCAATACCCACTCCAACCATGGCAAAGGATTATCTTTGACACCGTAGTTTGGTTTCAAACCAAGTTGCAATAATCTTCGGTCTGTGATGTAACGAATGTAGTCTTTCACTTCTTGAGTTTCCAAACCTTCAATCTGTCCCATCTTATAAGCAAGATCAACAAACTTGTCTTCAAGTTTTACTGCTTGCCTTGCCATCTTATATATGTCTTGTTTGAACCCATCGTCCACAATACGTCCATGCTCTGCACAAAATGCTTTGAAGAGTTTAGAGTTTCCTTCCACGTGCATAGACTCGTCACGAATACTCCACTCCACCACCTTGCCCATACCTTTCATCTTACCAAATCTTTGGAAGTTCAGTAACATAACGAACGACGCAAACAAAGCAACACCTTCATTGAATACTGACTTAGCAATTGATAGTCCTAGTCCTCGTTGAGTAGAAGGATCTGCTTCCATCATAAACTCTACCTTGTCTACCATTTCTTTGTACTCTAAGAATGCATGGTACTCGCTATCAGGTAGTCCAAGTGTCTCGTTCAATAGTGCGTATGCTCTTTGATGGATGCCTTCACGTGCAGCAAATGATCCAAGCATATTTCGTATTTCATTGTTCTTAAATTTAGGAATAAACTGGTCGTAATAGTTTTGACCAACTGCTACATCCGACTGCGTAAACAATCGAAGGATGTTTGTAATGTAATCCTTTTCTACTGGAGAGATTTTACCACCCTTCCAATCAGCAACATCTTCTGACAAATCTGCTTCATCTTCAATCCAATGTGCTTTCTCGTGGCGTGTTGTAACCTCCACTGCCCATGGATAGTAGAATGGTTTGTATGTCTTAGAAAATTCAATCAAACCACCAGACTGCTTCTTCACTAATGTATCTCTAATTTTCATCAACTCATCATACCCACCAATATTCTTACCATCTATCAATATTTGTGGAACTGTTCTTGCTGACGGAAACTTTTGAAAAAATGCTAATCTCTGTTCTTCGTCATATAATTTGTTTTCTGTATAACTAAATCCATGATCGGTAAACCAATCCTTTGCTTGTATGCAATAAGGACAATCATCTTTAGTGTATATTTCTATCTCTGGTTGCTCAAGCTTGGCATGCAACGCATTCATCGTCGTTCTCCTGTGTCGTATCTGTAAATTCTATTAGTTTGTCTCTCTCTATTTTTTGTGCTACATTTTCTGCTCTGTTAGATGATTCTGTGCGCAAGTAGTACAATCCCTTGCCACCATATACCCAAGCATTGAAGTGCACCTTATGTAAGTATTGCTTAGTTGCACCTGCAGGGAAATATATGTTCAGTGATTGTCCTTGACACAAATATTTCTGTCGATCTCCACCCTGTTTAACTACCCAGTTTTGATCAATTTCAATAGCAGTCTTGAATACTGCTTTCAAGTTATCAGGCATCCAATCAAAATGTTGTACTGACCCACCATTCGTGATAATAGATGACCATGTTTTTTCATCATTATGATTTAGTTCCTCAAGTACCTCTACCAAATATGCATTTTTAGTCAAGTGCGATCCTGCACGTGTACGACTCGTAAACGCATTTGCCTTCCATGGTTCAATACTAGGTGACGTTCCACCAATCAAACTAGAGTTGGCATTAGGAGCGATCGCTAGCAAGTGCGCATTACGAACTCCCCAACCTTTCATGTCAGGTGCCTCGCCACGTTCTTTAGCAAGTATCTCTGACTCCTGTATTGCCATCTCTTGAATAGACTTGAACATTTCTTTGTTCAGATCTAATGCTTCCTCTGACTCAAACGCAATACGATGCTTCTGTAAGTATGAGTGATATCCCATTGCTCCAAGTCCGAGAGAACGCTCTCGTTCTGCCGAATATCTTGCGCGACTAATAGTATCAGGTGCATTGTCAATAAAGTATTGCAACACGTTATCTAAGAATCGTATCAAGTCACCAACGATACCTGCATCTTTCCACTCATCATATCGCTCTAAATTTAGCGAGGACAAACAACATACCGCAGTTCTATCATCGCTTGTTGCTAAGTGAATCTCATTACATAGATTACTACCATGTATCTTTAGTCCTAACTGCTTCTGTGCTTCAGGTAATGCTCTGTTCGCTGTATCAATAAAGTTTAGATATGGTTCACCTGTACGATATCGAGTTTCAAGTAACATTTCCCACAACTTACGAGCAGGCATAGTATCACGAACTTCTTTACTATTAGGGTCTTTCAGATGCCATATTCCATTATCACGCACTGCTTCCATAAACTCATCTGATAGATTTACTGCGTGATGTAGATTTAGATTCTTACGATTCACATCACCAGTAGGAACACGCATCTGAATAAACTCAACGATATCTGGATGATCAGCATCCATGTATGCAGCGTATGAACCTTTGCGTGTAGTTCCTTGACGATACGCAGTCATATCTGCATCTACTGTGTGTAGAAACGGAAGTGGACCTGGAGCGATGTCACTGATACTACGCACATCTGACCAATGACCACCAACACCACCACCCTTTACGGATAACCATCGCAACTCTGATGTGTGATCAATCAAACCTTCTAATGTATCTGGGACATATGACAAGAAACATGAGATCGGAAGTGCCTTTGCCTTTTGATCAGGCAATGGAGCATTTGATAGGATAGGCGAACTGAACATGAACCAACCCTTAGACGCACCATCATAAATGCGCTGTGCCAATTCCATGTCACCATAACTATACGCAACTGCTGCTCTCGCAAATGCTTCTTGTGGCGTCTTCTCTTCTTTCAGACAGTAATAATCTTTGAGTAGTTTAAATGCTTGTTCTGAGAGCAAACGATCCTTACGAGCATCAATAGTGATGCCCAAATGTTGTCTTGCCATGTTATCCCCTTAATTCTTTTCTACAAACGATTCAGACAGTGGAAATATGTCGGCAATCACTGAGGCACACGCCTTTGCCACATCCATATGTTCCTGTTGTGTTCCGTTTGCACTTCTGAGTTCTATATAATGTATCCACGAACGCAATGTACCATTCATGTACATTCGTGACATCGTTAATCCTTCTGGTAGTACTGCCCTTGCTTGTTCTTTTGCGATTCCTCTAGTTATTGCCCAATTGTACGCTGTTTGTGCCGATTCAATAACTTTTTGTTGATACTCTTCCCATAAAGCATGTATCAACTCATCATGTGCTATTACCGAATTCTGTCTATTCTTAGGATCTTGTAACCTTGCTTCTCTGGTCACAAACTCCATATCTTTAGTTGGATCTGCATATCTTTGACTAAACTCTTGAAACGAAAAAGATCTATGTCGCAATATTTGTCGAGCGATATCTCTAGTCGTTTCTATTTCTAGACAAGCACTGGTCATCTCAAGTGGAGACCAATGTTTATGCTTCACCAAGTAATTTATAAGTTTCTCAGATGTTGCTTTATTGTTTTGATTCGATGGGTTTGAAACTCTCGCACAAAACGCAATTAGATCTTGTACATTTTCAACACCATCTGCTACCATCTCTTCACTTGGCGTAGACCAAGAAACCAACTTCACTTTCATCATACTGTAAATGCTCCTATTTTACTCACCCAATTTTCTGCTGCATCTTCAGCATATTGCATACTATGCCCAACACAATTTATAACTCTTGTTAGTTCTTTATCCTCGTAACAATAAACAAAATTGATACCAAGATCATGCCAGATCTTTGCCACTCTTGTCTTGTCATCATTCATATATTCACTTACTCTCATCATGCCTTTCTCCAAATATTATTTTCTCTTATCCACAATTTGTTGTCCATACCGATACCGAACTTCACTCCCTTGTACTCTAGAAACACGTCTGGGATTATGCATCCCGAACCACTGAATTCTTCTTCTGTTAACATTGGTTTTGGTTCGCATTCCGTTCCCTTTGTTAGTTCGAATATGTCTTTCATGACTTCCTCCATTCACTCAACTTTGCTTTCGCTGATAGACCTTTGAAGGTACTTGTACTTATAATACTTTGAATCTCTAAAATGTCTCTACCAGCAAGTACCATATCATTTATATCTTTTTCTTTGACATAATTTGGTATCAAACTGACACTGTATCCCATGTCGATTACTTTCTCAATTCTATTCAATATATCTTTGTTTCTCGGTTCATTATCAAACACAAATACAATATCTGACGCACCAATCATCGATATACTTTCTACCGATAAGTCAGCACCACCCATCGCAACTGCATTATCCAAGAACATACTATCGATTGGACCTTCAACTATGTACACAGTCTTTGTAGCATCAATACTATCTAGTCCAAATATCTTAGGTGTGTCATCTTGCAATTTCACAGTAATATACCGCAGAGAAGATTTACCAAATGCTCTGCCTTGAAATCCCATCAATTGATTACTCTTATCGAGAAATGGAATTATCAGACGTGGTTCGTCCTTCTCAACTATGTCAAACTTGTCAGGTGCAAACTGATGAGCAAAGGCATTAAACTTTGGTGCATAGAATAATTTATAATGAAAGTTTGCAGGTATTTTTCGACTGTTGATATACTGCTTCGCAGGGTGATTAGGAACCAGTTGAGATATCTTCTTCAACTTACCCAGAGGCGTTTTAAGGTACTGCGGTTTCTTCTGGAACCTTAGTTCAGGTTTACTCTTACCGACGTTTAGAGGACGCCTATCACCGTCAGAGAACCGCTCTAGAGCATATTCCTTCTGTAGTTGAGGATTAACGTGTTTGAGTAGACCATTCAGTGTCGTACCGTGTCCACAGTTATGGCACTTGAATATGGGTTTGTTTTCCTTTTGGAAAATGTATCCACGTGTTTTGGTCTTGTTTGATTGAGAGTCGCCACAGAAAGGGCAACGGAAGTTGTATACTCCACTGTTCTTCGACTTGAATTGCTCAAGAGAAGCAGATGCGAGATTTATGTATTTTGTATCAATATAATCCATAGGAGTTATTATACTGCGAAACCCCTATGAAGTCAAGTTGTTTGAGTTTAAATTGCAAGAAAAGGCGTTGAATCAAAGTTAAGCAAGTCGTTAGATTCTTTCAGTGCTTCTTTGGTAAAGCATCCGATGTTTCTAGTTTCAACTAAACGTGGTCCTATGTGTCTGCGCACATCTTCGTATATTTCAGGAAGAAGATCTCTGTCGCTGATTATACGTTGACATGCACCTAGATTGGTAAATTGTGAACCATGCTGGTGATAACCTGTTGACTTAGTTCCGTCTGCGGTTAACACTGTGACTAAAATTGCCATTACGATATTTCCCATAATAACACTTATTCGTTCAGTTAAAAATGTTCTTTATAGCGTCTAGTCCACCTAATAACAACCAACCAACCACTATACCACCACCCATCACGATCCACTTCCACCGTTCAACGTGCTTGAGTCGTTCATCTAACCGATCTAATTGATCCACTTCTTTATCATTATGAAGACGCTGATCTTCTCTCATCTCTTTTATTTCTGACATTATAGCATTATGCGACTTCTCAATCTCGTCGTGCAATTCATCCTTCATGTCATTTATCCTTATGTGAAGTTTCTCGATGTGTTGTTCTGTTTCCACACGTCGATCCTCCATTAGTTGGAAAAAGTCTATGTCTATCGGTTGAGGTGTAATTGGAGGCATCTGTTACAATCCTAGATTCTTCATGAAGTCTTTGCGTTTCTTTAACGCTTCTCTCTTCATTTTGCCTTCCATATAACGTTTGAGAAATATTTTTGTTTCTTTCTTTCTGGCATCCATCTTCTTCCAATCAGAAGGATCATCACCAGTGCCAGCAACTGCTGCACCTGTAGCATTAGCAGGGGCATCTTCGGCAATAAACTCGTTGAGTTTTTTCGTTACAGTCTTATCTAACATGTCTAGATTCTCCATAAGATCGTATGCGAGTTCTTCTTCAGTGTAATGTCCTTTGGGGTTGACATGTTCTCTGAGTAACAACAGTGCTGCAGCATACGATGCTAATCTTGATTTGCCGCCAGGAAGCTTCCCAAGCAAACGCTTGAGATTGAATGTCAAACGATCGAAGTATCCCATCGCCTGTTTCTCTTCAGAAGTTTCTGCCTTCTTCAACGATGTGCCGTCCTTATCAATAAGTCCGAGTTTGAATGCTTCGGTCTTATCAAAAGGTGTAGTCAGTCTCTTTAGAAACTGATATACTAGGACTAGATCTACAACTTTGTTCGCCATTTAAATTTTCCTGAGTACGTTTATAATATGTATATCTAAAGATATTACATCATCAACAACTAACTCGCCATCTACTTTGCCGATATTAGTCGGCCAGTAACTCAAAAGCATTAAGAATGGTTTCAAGTAATGATGATATTCTTTCAAACTGAAGAACAACATACGAGTCATTGCTCTTGATTCAAACATATTATATAGAACCATCATGTGATTCAATATTAATCTTTCCTTCAATTCACCAGTTTTCAAATACTTCTTAAATAATCTTTTGATGTAGCATATTCTTCGAAGATCTTCACGAAACTCTAATAAATCCGTACAATGTGGATTCATGTAATATTTCATGGCAAACAATTGGAAGTTATCTTCCGTCAAATTTTCAAACATATGTTATACTTTTAGAATACGCTCAATGCAACCCTTTTAATTACTCCTGATGCAGTTGCAACATAAATGTAGTTCGCATCAAACCATATTGACCCAACTCCATATCCTTCAGATCCTGCGTTGTTGGATGATGGGGTATCTGATGACAACCTCAAGTTTCCATTAAAGGTAGTGTTTGCAGTAACAGTCATCTTATTACCGTTGATAGTGTTGTTTGCGCTCGTTCTAAGAGTGCCACTAATAACGGTATTCGCTGAAACACCTCCGAAGAAGTGATTCAGCGTGATCTTTTTACTTGCAGGTGTACCGTTTGGATTATCGACAATCATCAAAAGGTCGTCTGCAGTCGTACCTGTCGCTGCAGTTAATTCCGTGACCTTTTTATCTGCCATTATTTATTCTCCAATTTATTCAGGCAACTTAGCGTCGTCAGCACCATCACCAGTAACAGAGGAACTTGCTACGAGTGTCTCATACTGAACACGTCCAGAACGACCACCAGTACCTGCAGTTCGTACTACCCAACCAGCATGAGTAACTGCTAATTGTTCAGTTGATACCAATGCAGCAGTCAGAACTCCAACACCTGCGATAGTAGTGTTACCACTAGCTAGTGATACTGTTGGGATTGACTGATAACCTTGTCCATCGTTAGTTACAGTAACAGCATTAATTGCATTAGAACTAATCGTACATGTGGCAGTTGCTTGAACGCCATTAGGATGATCAGGTGCTGAAATTGTGATGGTAGGTGCTGAAGTGTAATTAGCACCTGCTGTTGTAATAGTGATAGTTGATGAGATTGGTGAACCTTCCATCTCGCCAACGTCTACACCGTATACATTTCCTAGATCACCACCAACTTGACCAGAAGCCATGTATTTTGGTTTCTCTGATACAACATATGCATTGTTAGATTGAGCACT